AATCCCGGTACCGTAGTATTTGGTGCCGGGTGGTTGGGCGACTTTCTGCTCGCAACAATCCCGTTAAGACGACGGAAGTAAAAACCATCGCCTCAATTGGAAAAGTCAGAGCAGACCCCATTGACGCGAACTTCTGTAGCTGGATCTCAGCGCCAGAAGGTAACCGGGCAGTGGTTGATCTGCAGGCTTGGATACCCTCTAAAAAGAGGGCCCAATGACCAAACATTTCTTCCACCAGCCAGTTCGCGACGCGGTCACTAGCTTCGCTTAAATCAAGCGTTGCTAATAACCCTTCTTCGGATCCGTACTGCGCCATGGCTTGATTAGGCCATTGGTGCTCGAATCCTACGAAGCAGCTTGCCAACCAATGGTTGTCAAGCTTTTCTCGTAATGGTATTGATATTGCCTGCTGCACATACTGCATGCAGGTAGGCTCAATCGCTATCAAACGAGGCGTCGTGCGTGTCTTCGGAACATCCGTCAGTTTTACTGGCGGTTCTTCCTCTGGAGTCAGGAACCTTGTAAGCTCGAGCAAGTACCAATTACGTGGATGATCGTTGGGAATGACCATCTCCCTTGCGGGAAACAGTCGTTCTAACCTATCATGCCACGTCGGAAGCAACCATTTCTGGTTACCATCCAAACGGTCTTGCGTCTTGCCAGGCCCGTGCTTCGGCCTTAACTCGCCACGGTAGATCATACCGTTAAGCTCATTAAGGGTATCCCCGAAGACTAACCGGGTAACCTCTTTTAGATCAGCGAGCCATCCGCCTTCGAAAAGGCTTTTAGCCCGCATATCCGTAAAGGGGTTTCAAGGGACCTGTCGGTCTCAACGAAAGTGTCATAGGCAGCTTCGACAAAGATGGGAGCGCAACGCTCCTTCTCCTTGCCGAACATCAACGTGAGTTGACGAATTGCTGCTACGGCATCAGCTTGGCTCAAATCAAAACCGCGCCTTTTCAGGCACGGCACGAGCATAGCTGGAGTATTGAGGAGTTTATCCTCGTTACTCTCTCTCGTTACCAGTGTGTTTTCAAAAAGCAGGTCAAGGAACCCACCCAGAAATTGGGGGATTCCTCCTGGCTTCTTATGGCCATAGAGGCACATAAGCATGTCATCGGTGTAAACATCGATTTCAAGCTTACGCCTCTGAAAGCCTTTAAAAAGCTCAGGCGTGATCCGTTGCTGGGCAAGGGCCATTTCAAGGTCCTTGCCAAACATCGGTAGGGTCGTCGTGAAAAACGACTCCCCTTCTGCTTTCACTCGAGACGCCATTGTCACAGCGTCTCGCTGGGTTTCGACCGAGCACTGTGCCCCAAGTTCTTCTAGGGCACATAGCCAGATCTCACTTCGGCTTTTCATTCCGTCCTCCTTTCAGGAGGTTAGGAAGTCCTATTCAGCTCTGAGATCCTCAGTGCTTGATAACGTCCGCTAGGTTCCACACCCCGGATGGGTGCGAGATTTAGCGCCGTCTACGACTCGCCGTTGATGACCTTAGTAAGGACACCAGCGGTATCACAGTAGTCGACGAGCGTTTGAGAATACTTCTCAACGTCGGCGGCACTGAAACCGACCAAAGGATGGTCGATTGTCGTGTAGACAGACATAGAATACTCCTTGCTCACTCCATCGAGGAGCGGGTCGGGAGCAGTCTTAGTGACGTCCAAGCGCACGGTCCTTCGTGTCCGCTTCCCCTTGGAATGGGAGATGCGGAGACGGAGACCTTCCGTAACGTTTTCAAACGTGCCGGACTGGTCCCCGAATGATACGCGTGGCAGACTCTTGTCTACCGCGCTCACGAAGACGTGCTG